ATTTGGTGCTGATTTGGGAGCAAGATTCAGATGATGAAATGCTCACAGATAACTTTGATTTGTGGCAGAAAAGCAATCCACTACTTGAACTTGAATCAATCAAACAGAGCAGGCTATCAGGGTTGAAGATTGAACGCCAGAAAAATATCAACAGTGGATCTGATGAGTTTATGACCAAAAGCATGAACAGATTTGTATTAAACAGCGCCACAGATGAATCATTCACAACACCTCAGCTTATTGATCAGGCAAAAATAATCGGACTACCTAACAATACTATCCAAAGCGTTTATGTCGGGCTTGATCTCTCTAAAACAGGCGATAACACAGCAGTATCAACAATATATGTCACGCCTCAAGGTCATTATTACGTTGGTACATTCACTTTTGTACCAACGTACCAGCAACAGGGAGATATAGCTAAAAAGATTGAAAATGACAATATCGACTATCTAAAAGCTGAAAAGGCAGGGCTTGCAACAATTGCGACAGGTAACGGCATTATTGATGAAGATGTAGTTATCACGTGGCTTATCAATCATATTGAAACTTTACAACAAAAGTACACCGTTACATTCTTATATGACAATTGGGGCGCTGAGTATGTATCTGATTCGATTGATAAGGCATTACCTAATTTGATCATGTTGCCAGTCAAGCAAACAACACCATTCATGTCAGCGCCTAGCTTGTTCACACAGCAGTTACTAGTTGAGGGCAAGTTACATATCATGAGTGATGACAACGTGACAGAGCAAGCCTTGCTGAATGCTCGTGTGATCAGAAATGAATACGGTGTAAAGGTTGTTAAAGATACATATTCAAATAAGATTGATAACCTCGTATCTACTCATAGCAATGTTTGAGGCTCGGTATGCCTTAAAGGACTATACAAACAATCAAGATACAAACTTTTTTGCGGGTATGTCGCAAGATGAAATCAACAACTACTACCAACAATACAAATTCTAAAAAAAGGGGAACACATGGGACTATTTAATAAAACAGAGACACGCTCTCAAACAATCACACCAACAGCGCCTATCATGTTTGTACCTAGCAACGGCTTTACACTCGTTACAAGTGGCGAACAAGCGGTAAATGCCACACCAGCGCTACAATCAGCAGTTGCAACACTATCAAATGATATGAACATTGTTCGATACACAGGCGGTCAATCAAAGGTATTGAATCGAACTAATTTTGTTGATGTGTTTAGAGCGCTACTGATTGAGGGTAATGCTTACATGATTATCCAAAAAGGTCAAAATGGTATCATTACAGATTTGCTACCAGTAAACAATCAAGATGTGACAATTAACCTAGATAAGGGACACGTCACATATACAATTAACAACAACTCGGGAGATGAGGCGTATAGCTCAGGGATCTATGATGATTCTCAGGTATTGGCGTTTGTATTAAACAGAGGTACAAACGGCATTGAGCGTTATGTCGGGCATAGTCCTATTGAATCGCTTTATAACGCTTTACAAACCTCTCAACTAGCTCAGAAACAGATTGATACACTTTTGAAACAGTCGATTCAACCAAAGCTACTACTTGAGTTAATGTCTGAGGCAACACCAGAGACAAAGCAGGCTATAAAAACGGCTTTCATGAGCGCCAATGATAACGATTCAGTAATTATCACAGACAGTCAATTGAGTGTTAAGAAGTTGTTTACAAATGACAGCAACAATGACAATTTGATCAATCTCTCAAAACAGCTCAGTAATGCAGTTAATGAAGTAGCCACAGCATTCAATATACCAGCCTCTAAAGTCGGACAAGCTCAACTTGACGATGCGCAATCAAGCTCAAAAGATATTGATCAGCGTTATCTTGATAGCCTTGTACACAATTATTTGAGCGTTGTGTTGAATGAATTGAGAGAAAAGATCAGCGATTCAATTGAGCTAGACCTCACACCGTTGACTGATTTTGATAACTCAAAGCTGATCAAACAAACAATTGACCTTGTTCAGGTGGGTATTTTACCAGCAACAGAGGCACAGGCTATTTTAAAGAATAAGGGGGTAATTTTGTGAGTGATAAATTAACAACAGATGTTGAAATTAGGGCAGTAACAAAGCAACTGAGGCACAGGCTCGAGGGTTATGCGATTGTATTCAATTCAGAATCTGGAAACATGGGGTTCATTGAGACGGTTGATAAAAATGCGCTTGATAACGTTGATTTGAGCAATGTATTTGCGCTCTATAACCATGACTTCAATAATGTTCTAGGAAAACAAGGCAAGAATTTAAGTCTAGCGATAGATGAAAAAGGCTTGTTTTTTTCTTTGGAATTATTGCCCTCAGATGAACATATTTTTGAACTAGTACAGCAAGGCATTATCAACAAAATGAGCTTTAGTTTTAAAGTTGAATCTGATGAGTGGCAAGATGACACACGAAAAATTACAAAGATCAAACAATTACAAGAGATTAGTTTAGTAGCAATACCAGCTTATCAGGGTACAGATATAACAGCTAAAAGGGGACTTAATAACATGGCAGAAACACCAGCACAACCAGATTTACAAGCACAACTTGACGATTTAAAGGCTCAAATTGAGGCATTAAAGGCTGAAGATTTAGCAGAAGAATCAACAGATCCAGCAGATCCAGCCACAGATCAAACACGTGACGATCTCACAGATCCAGTAGAAGAAAACTCAAACACACCAAAGGGAGAAAAGCGAAACATGCAAACATTTAACAAGGCAACAGACACAGAATCAGTAGAAGTACGCAACTTTGAATCATACATGAAGGGCGAAATTGAAAAGCGTGACCTCAACACAGTAAACGGTGCGCCAATTATCCCTCAAGAATTGTTGTCAGAACAATACCAACCACAAGCCTCAACTGGTGTCTTAGGATTGATCAACACGGTACAAGTTACTTCTAACAATGTTACTTTGCCAGTTGTTAAGCACGCCACGGCAGGATTCTCAGAAGTCACAGCAGAGGGTGCAGACACAGCTCAAGTAGGAGCGCCAGCAATTGAAGAAGTGAACTTTGATTTGAAGTTGTATTCTGGTGCTTTGCCTATGAGCTACCAATTGGCACACAGCTCAAAGTCAGCTCAACGAGTAATCTTGCAACACATTACAGCAATGCGTGATCTTACACGTTTGCAAAAGGTAGGAGCATTGTTGAAGACAGCCACACCAAAGGCAGCTGCTGATATTGATGACTTGAAAGATGTGATCAACGCTGATTCATTTGTGAACTATCCAGACGTGAACAAGTCATTTGTCATGACAGCTGAAATGTTTGCAGAATTGGACAAGGCTAAGGATTCTACAGGCGCTTATATCTTGCAACCATTGGCAACTGATGCAACTAAGAAGAGCATTGGTGGTTATCCAGTTGAAGTGGTTAGCTCAGATGTACTAGGTGCGGGTAAGGTAGCATTCTTTGGAGATGTTAAGGCGTTCATTGTTGAAGCAATTAACCAAAACATGATTTTCACTTATCAAGAAAACCGCAACCTATCAACTACGGCAGTTGGTGGCGTTTTCTTTGATACTAAGGTAGCTGATAAGGATTCAGGCGTATTTATCACATACGGCGCTAAAGCTTAATTACATGCCCCTCGGGGCGTACATACGTGGATTGACCACACAATAAAATACGAATTTTATAGATGAAAAAGAGGGAATATATATGGCATTAACAGCACAAACATTACTTGATGAGCTACATTTGGATAAGTCAGAACTAAGCACGATCCAAAACTTAATTAACTTTGCACAGGATTATATTGTATCTACCACAGCTAAAAATGTGACCGTGGCGGACGTAGTAGCAAAAACTAATCAAAACATTTTTGATCAGGCAGTTAGATCAATTGTCACAAGTTTATATTTTGGATCAGCTGAACAATCAGGCTTTGGGATTCAGAGCATGGTACTACTCAATAGCATTAGAAACATGTATCAGGGGGCGTAAGTATGGCATATCAATCAAAGGCTGAAAAGCTCAGGCGGTCAAGCTACAGATTCACTCATAAGCTATATTCAACAACTAGTGTGACTAAAGAGAATCCCTATACTGGGATCGAGTACACAATCTCAACACGCTCAGACCCTCGTTGGTGCGCCTTATATAACACCTCATTAAGCAGTACAACAGGCGTGTTAGGATATGATGCACACTATGATTTTCAGGTAGCAGTGAGAAAAATTGCAAACGATCCATTTGATAAATTTACCCTCGACAGCATCTCAGCATATCAATTTGATGATGATGAAAAAACAAAATATTTTATCAAAGATATTAAGCGGGCAACTGAACCAAACGGCTATCATATTATCACAATGACAACTCATGCGGGAAATATGGCTTAAAAATGACTAAATTAAAAGCACTTACTTACGTTTGTAGGTAGGTGCTTTTTTTGTTTAATCAGAAAATTTTATATTATATGGAAGATAATTTTATGTTTTAACAAGTGAAAAAGGTCAAATTTAGTTCTTCTGTGAAAAAATTAATCAATAAAATAATGTAACACAAAGATGTTTTTAGTATTTTTATTAAATAAAAAGTTTGTGAAGTTTTTTTATTTTTTTCTATGTAACAGTTGGTATAAAAGAATTATCTCGAACAACTGTTTGTGAGGACTTATATAGTCCTTGTCAATCGAAATAAAAAAGGTAAACTAATTTTATAGATTAAAAGAATTACTGGTACGACAATGTTATACTAGTATACGCCAAGCAGTTGAGTGGTGACTGAACTCAATACGGAGGTTCCGTTATGGAAAATTTTGTAAAGGTCAGTCAGCCAAATGTTATCTATATTGGGCGAGGTAGGTGGGAAAATTGCTATCTATGTTGGTCAAAAGCTAGTGGACAAGTATTTATTTAAAGATAAGTACGTGCCAAAGCATTTAAAGAGATAATAAAAAGCCACTCAACTGTCCAAGGTGAGAGTGGCTGATTATTATTTAGTCTACATTACCTGTCACCACTTAGGTGTTTGGCATAAGTCACGTATTATCGTACGTGGCTTTTTTCTATACGCTAATTATAACGCGTATAGAAACAATGTATTACACTCTT